CATATTAACTCTAAACCGAGGATATATCAAGCCGCTAAAACCACAGAATATCGAGGAAAATACAGCCTTGATGATTGTGTAGTATACACCCTTGACTTACTTGCAATTGTGTGGTAATATGGGGTACGATGGAATAGGTTCTCATTTTTTCCGGCGCCCCCGGAGGCTGTAAAATCAGCCGCCGGAGATGACCTCGAACTCGTCTGCGCCTTCGATCAGCGCAAGGCTTCTGCCGTTGTCCCACTTCATATGAATGTTGCCTACGTCGTCGATGATCGCAACCGAGCCGGTCGTACCGGGCGGCACGGGCGCGATGTCGTCCGCCATGCGAATCAGGCGGATGCGAGTGCCTGCGGGATAACGCTCCCGCAGGGCTTTCAGTTCAGCATCATTTGGAAACCGCATCGTCAGCACCTCCTTCAGGCTTGCCGTGACGGAAGGCGGAGCTTCCTGTCAGGTTGCGGAGCAGAACTTTGCGGGCTGCCTTGTAGTCTGCGCCGATCATGCCAAGGCGCAGGAGGAAGCAGCGGAATGCGTACTTCTCGTTGTCGCTGGCGTCCGGCTTGTTGACCACGCGCTGCAGGTTCTTTGCAAACTCGCAGAACATGGTGATGAATTTGGCGTAGGCATCGGCATCGCCGTCCTGCCGGATCGTGAACCACGGGAACTCGATGGTTTCCTCGCACTCGTTGACTGCAAGGCTCTCCGTTTCAAGGGCGTGCTTCAGTAGCGTTTCCTTGTTGGCGATGAGCTGGAGCAGATTGTTCATCGACTGCTCCGTGAAGAAGTCTCGCGGCATCGAGATTGTCAGCGCCACCGGCTCGTCCTCTGCGGTGTAGCCTGCCTTCTGCAATTCGCTCCGGATCTCGTCCGGGAGTGCATCGCCGTGCAGAACTGCCTCCTTGTCGAGGGTGTATTCACCGATCTGATATCCGCAGCTCGGAACGCCGAGGTACTTCACCTCGCTGCCGGTCAGCTCGCCGATCTTCTGTGCCAGTGCCTTGCGCTGGCTCTTTTCGATATTTAACTTGATATTCATGATGTGACCTCCTGTTTTTCACCGCTTGCTGCGGTTTTGATTGTAGTCACATATTAACTCTGAACCGCACAGATAGCAAGACTGTAAAACGGAGAATATGTGCGGGGCGGATTTTCGGATATTTGTGCATATTACAGCGTCTCCAGATATTGACATATAGGCGAATGCGCTGTATAATCATAGTAAGGAAAAACGTATTATGAGAGGTAATCTTATGGCAAAAGTTACTGTAAAAGTGATTGAAGTGATCGATGATACCGGATATCCAATGTTTGTAAAATGTGAGCTGACAGACTGCAAAAATGTTAAGCATCATTTTATTGACAAAGTGCCTGTGATTTGTCAATGTGATAGATATCCTTCTGATACTGATGCACCTTGTTGGAAAGAAGATTGCACAGGAATAATCAGGTGTAATATTGTTGGAGAATCAGATAAGACTTATACTATTGATACTGAATATCCTGATGACGTTGAGTCACTTAACAACGAATATCGGTTTGAGGTTTGGAAAGAACAAGTAAAGATATGAATAATAATTTGTGAGGATAACGCACTATCAGCCTTCCTTCGTCTCAACCTCTTTGACCAGATCGGAATAAGGAATCTGCTGTCCGTTACGAATTACATACACGCCTTCGGCATCACCGGTGTCCTCAACGTAGCGCCGGAGGATGACGGAGGCGTATTTTTCGTCAAGCTCCATCATGTAGCAGATGCGGTTCATCTGCTCACACGCCATGAGCGTCGAGCCACTGCCGCCGAAGGTGTCGATGACCACGGCGTTCTCCTGCGTGGAGTTGCCGATGGGATAGCCGAGCAGGTCGAGAGGCTTGCTGGTCGGGTGGTTCGCATTGCGCTTCGGCTTGTCGAAATGCCAGATGGTCGTCTGCTTGCGGTCAGAATACCACTTGTGCTTGCCGTTCTGCATGAAGCCGTACAGCACCGGTTCGTGCTGCCACTGGTAGTCGGAGCGTCCCAGCACAAGGCTGTCCTTCACCCAGATGCAGCACCCTGCAAGGTGGAAGCCTGCGTCGATGAACGCACGGCGGAAATTCAGACCTTCGGTGTCTGCGTGGAACACATAAGCCGCACCGCCTTTTTCGAGGTGTGCCGCCATACACTGAAAAGCCGCCAGCAGGAAATTGTAGAACTCCTCGTTCTTCATGCTGTCGTTCTGAATGGTCAGCCCGCTGGAGCTTTTGAAAGATACACCGTAGGGCGGATCGGTCAGAATCAGATTTGCTTTCGTATCGCCCATAAGTGTATTTACATCATCGGGACTGGTCGCATCGCCGCACATAAGGCGATGCCTGCCAACCGTCCACACATCACCACGCTCCACGAAGGAAGCCTTCTCCAGCGCAGCGGTCAGGTCGAAATCATCGTCCTTTGCCTCGCTGTCGGTATTATCGGAGAACAGGTCAGCCAGTTCCTTTTCATCGAAGCCGGTCATGGTGAGGTCGTAGCCGAGGTCTTGCAGTTCCTGCATTTCGACGGCGAGAAGCTCCTCGTCCCAGCCTGCATCCAGCGCCATACGGTTATCCGCGAGGATATAGGCTTTCTTCTGCGCATCTGTCAGGTGGTCAACATAGACACACGGCACCTCCGTGATGCCTTCCTCCTTTGCCGCCATGAGGCGACCGTGACCTGCGATGACATTGTACTCGCGGTCAATGATGACCGGATTCACGAATCCGAACTCACGCAGCGAGGAACGCAGCTTCTTGATCTGCTCCGGCGAGTGAGTGCGGGCGTTATTTACATACGGGATGAGCTTGTCGGTGGCGACAAGCTGAAAGTCTGTCGTTGTTTTCATGTGTACCTCACTTCCTGCTGCGGAGTAGCTGCTCCATCATATCGTCCTGCGGAGAGCCGTCAAACTTGGTGGTGCAGTTCTGCTTCACGATATCGAAAATCTCGTACCAGAGCAGATTTGCCTGTTTCTGATAGGACTGGCTGAGGGATGCGAACGGAGATGCGACCACGCCGCCGGTCGTCGGGTGCTTGCCGAGCAGACCGTAGGTCGAGAGCGCGTCCTCACACTGGATAAAACGAGCGAACGCCAGCGAGTAGCTTTCGAGCAGTCGCTTGTTCACCAGCTTTTCGCAGCCGCGATTCTTCAGCCATATCCATGTTTCCTTGTAGATTTCATCAGCGCCGAGGGGCTTGCCGTCCTTCTGCCGTGCCGAGAGGTATTCACTCGGCGAGGGCATATCCTCACCGACAAGGTCAGCGGCATCATCAAGGTCAGCACCTTCCAGCGCGGTCGGGGTGAATTCGATGATGTCGGCATCCTCTCCTGCGGCAATTTTCTCGGCGAGGGGCTTCGGCTTGTCGCCTGCACGGACTCTGCGTCCGCCACGGTTTGTACCGTCCTTTGCCATATCATCACCTGCCTATAAAAAATGCCGGAATCACGCGGATTTCGGCTTGTAAAATATTCGAGGGGGTTAATCGGGTGTTTGAACTGCACTTTTTGTGCGTGAGAGGGGGCGCCGGTCTTGTGATCGCTGCTCCGTAGAGATTTCGATACCCCCACCGGGCAGCCCCCAGCCCCTCCCCATCAGTAGGAGTATTCCGGTCTGCTGTCCTCGGTTCCGGTTTTCTTGTCGTGACACGCTTTGCACAGCGCCTGCCAGTTGGTGTCGCTCCACATCAGGTAATGGTCACCACGGTGCGGAACGATATGGTCAACGACCGTTGCGGTCACGAACTTGCCCTGCGCCAGACACTTCACGCACAGCGGATGCTTCCGCAGGTACGCCTTGCTGACACGCTGCCACTTGCTGCCGTAGCCACGCTTGGCGGCTGACGGTCGGTCAGGGTGCAGGGGCTTGTGTTCGTCGCAGTACGCTCCCTCGGTCAATCTCGGACAGCCGGGGTGCTTGCACGGTTTCAGTGCCTTCCTCGGCATCGCCGACACCTCCTTCGGGCATAACAAAAGCCGCTGCGGATACCCACAACGGCTTTTTACATATTCTGCTATTATATAGTTTATCACAATTCCTGCCTTAAGTCAAGTATCACGAACTCTCACGTACTCTCAACTTTTTGACGGCTCTGGCATGAAGCCTGTAAATGCTCTGCTCACTGTACCCGAACTCCGCTGCAATTGTGGCCCACGTCTTGAATTCCAGATATCGCTTAATCAGAAGATCGCGCTCATCGGCATCATCGATAGAAGAAATGCGCTGCTCCATATCATTCAGCAGTGCATCATACTCTGCCTGTATTTCTGTGACCTCCTGCTCCAGCGCCATAATCTTGAATACGGTCACCTCCATTTTGCAACGGTCCGGAGAACTGCTCCTCGGCATATCATTACTGCCTGAACCGTTCATGCCCTCAGCCCGCTGCCGCAGAACATGGATCTCATTGATTTTACGGTTAATGCGTCTACGCAGGCGTTCTGCCTGCTCCCAGTATTCCTTCATTCCTTCACCCTCGCTTTCACGGCTTTCATCATCGCCGCCTGTGTCTTGTCCTTGTTTTCCAGAACCTTCATGATATCCTCGTCGATTGTACCAGCCGATACGAGGTGGTGGATAACGACCGTTTCGGACTGCTGCCCCTGTCGCCAGAGTCGGGCATTGGTCTGCTGATACAGTTCCAGCGACCACGGCATCGTGTACCAGATGATGGTGCTGCCGCCGGACTGGAGGTTCAGACCGTGACCAGCGGAAGAAGGCTGTATCAGTGCGACCGGGATTTTGCCCTTGTTCCAGTCGGCGATGTCGGCATCGCTCTTGATCTCCCGGCAGTCGAAGCGCTCCATAATGCTGTCCCGTTCGTGCTTGTACCAATACGCGATCAGCACCGGTTTGCCGTTCTGCGCTTCGATCAGATCTTCCAGTGCGTCCAGCTTGTGCGAATGTATCCGCATCACGCTGCCGCCGTCGGTATAAACCGAACCGCTGGCAAGCTGCGTCAGCTTTCCGCACAAGACACCTGCATTTGCTGCCGTTATGGAATCGCGCACGAAGTCCACGCACATTTCCTGCTCCATTTCCCTGTAGAATGTCGCCGCCGCTTCATCCAGCTCCACGGAATCTGCTGTCATCACCAGCTCCGGCATTTTCAGGTGGTCAGTGTTTTTCATCGAAATGCTGATGTCGGCAATCTTGGTGTATATCTGTTTCTCTGCACCCGGTCTGGGAGAATAGGTAAAGCCGTTCCAATCCGGTGTGAAGTAGGCATCACGGTACTGCCCGATACGCTTTCCGAGACGTTCGCCCTTGTCCAGCAGGCGGAATTGAGCCCAGAGATCCATAAGACCGTTGCTACAAGGCGTTCCGGTCAGCCCGACAATGCGCTTCACAAGCGGACGTACCTTCCTCAGCGCCTTGAAGCGTTTCGACTGGTGGTTCTTGAAAGAACTCAGCTCGTCGATAACAATCATATCGAAGTCGAAAGGCATCCCGCTTTCCTCGATCAGCCATTGTACGTTCTCCCGGTTTATGATATACAGGTCAGCTTCCTTCCGGAGAGCTGCAAAGCGCTGGTCACGGTTGCCGAGAACCAGACTGTAGGTAAGTCCCTTCAGGTGATCCCACTTTCCGATCTCCGCTGCCCAACTGTTTTTGCATACACGGATTGGTGCAATTATGAGAACCTTTCTGACCTCGAAGCGGTCGAACATCATATCATTCAGCGCCGTCAGCGTGATGCTCGTCTTGCCTAATCCGCATTCCAGCAGGACGGCTGCCTGCGGATGTGTTTCGATGAAGTCCACGGCGAACTTCTGATAATCATGAGGTTTGTATTGCATCAATGATTCCTCCTATCTGCTCCGGGCTGTCCAGCACAAAGGCTTTGAAGCCCAGCCGCCGAAGTGTTCTGATACGTAAGCGCTGCAGCGGACGGGGCGTTTCGCCGGGAGCCTTTACCTCCACAAAGCCGATTCTGCCAGACGGCATCAATACGATGCGATCGGGTACTCCTGCGGTTCCGGGAGAAGTGAACTTCCAGCAGACACCGCCGACATCTTTCACAGCTTTGACCAGTTTTGCTTCAATTTCATTTTCTCGCATAAATACGACCTTTCCAGGGATTAGTGCAGGTCGGTGAAGGTCATATACAAACCTTTCCATACAAAGAAATTTCTACGTTTTTTCTCGCCTGCGTAAAGTATGGATATGAGTTGCACCGACCTGCACTTTCCCGATTCTACGCGGTTTTTGATGTTTAAAAGTTCAGGTCAATCCAGGAACTCCAGTCGGATCTGAAGTCCGTGCACGATAATACCGCTGTTCATCTTCTTCCTTTTATATCCTGCCTGCTCAAGTGCGTTATAAAAATCTGAAGTGCTGCGGACATACTCTCCGGTATCGATGCAGTACTCACGATAGCGCTTATACAGATCTCCGGATTTCTCCTGATAGCTCTTGTCCACGTCGCAGCAGTCATTGATGAATGCGCCCAACCAGTCATTGCCTTCACGGTAGGCTCCGATTGCATCCAGCACGCATTGCGGGCGGTCTACCTTGAAATCGGCAGCGACCACCTTCATGGCACCCTCGATAAGCCACGACAAAACCGCACCGCCAGCATTGTCAATGAGATACTGCGTGTAATTCTTCTTGTCATCCTGTCCCTGAATCTTTGCATGAAACGGAATAACGATCAGTCTGCGCCAAGTGCCGTCGTCAGAGGCAGCAACCTTCGGCAGGTGATTGGTATACAGTACCAGCGTATGGCTTGGCTCGAAGGAGAACGGAGCCTTAAACTTCTTTTCTGCGAAAATGGGATCGGTCGAACAGAGCTGCTTTACCACAGACGTGTTCAGGCGCATACCCTCCTGCAGCTCCGCCGCAATTATAAGGCGCTTGCCCTTCAGCTCCGCCATCTCAGGCTTTACATTACGCTTGCAGTTGACAGTCAGTGCATCGGCGGAGATATTACCAGAATAGCTGCCGAGAACCTTATAGATGACATTCCAGAAGGTAGACTTGCCGTTCCTTCCGTCGCCGTAAGCAATAATCATAGCTTCTGTGTATACTTTTCCGATCAGGCAGAGTCCGCAAATCATCTGCACGTAGTCTATGAGGCTCTGGTCCTTGCAGAAGAATACCTGCAAAGCGTCCTCCCAGATTTCCCTGCCCTCTTCATTCGGCACCACCGCCGTTACCTTAGTTATAAGGTCAGTCGGATCGGTAGCTCTCCAGCTATCAAGGCCTTTTGTAAGGTTATACGTTCCGCCGGGTGTATTCAGCAGCATCGGATCACCGTCAAGCTGCTCCGGGTGTTTGAGCACCAGCGGCTTTGCGGCATCAAGCGCATTGTTCAGACTGCGGATATGACGGTACTTCATAACAAAGCCCCTGAAGCCGTTGGAAAATTCAAAGCCGCCGAAGGCAGCCAGCTGCTCTGGATTCAGATCATTCTTGAACTTTTTACCGCCTGTCATAGCAAGCATCCTCGGTACGCCAAGGTCCTCCAGATTTCCGAGCCGTTCCTCAATCTGCCTGTCTGCCTCGGCAAGCTGCGCATCCGTGTGTTCGATCATAGCCATTACTGCCGCCTGCTCCGATTCCTCCCAGTAGGTGCCGTTATAGCGCAGGTAATTCGTAGCAATGGTAAAAGCAATTTCATCACCGAAGCACTCCACAAATGTGCGGGCCTCACCGACATCGGAGAAATCATCAGGTATAAGAACGTTATCGCCGTACTGCTCCGGCGGCACATATCCCTCCTGTGAGGTGACCTTTTTACCGAACTTGCAGGCACTCTGCCAGATACCCTCCAGCTCCTCGTCGTCAAGAGGTGGATCGCATTCAGCGGCTTTATCCAGGAACTTCTGGTGCGCGTCCTCTGTAATACCGAAGCGCTTGACCAGCCTACCTGCAATACGTGACATTGTGCTGTTACGTTGCCCTTGCGGAATGCTGCGGTTCGACTTCATCAGGAGAAGCCAGTCCTCAATGGTCAGACTGCCTTCATGCCAGACAACATCGCCCTTCGAGCCGAACAGGAAACGGGAAGCATCTAATGCATTGCCGTCGAAAAACGGAAGCTCCTTATAAATGCGAGCTTTGATACTCTTGTGGGAAGCTGCATCCTTGCAGGGAGATGTCGGAAAGAATACATGAAAGCGAGGCCTTGCAGAAACGCTGCCCTTGCTGAGCATATGATGACGGCTGTATGTGACTGCGAAGGCAACATCGACAAGCTGCTCCGCCAGTTTCTCCGGAGTGATCCAGTCATCGGAATTATCGCTGTGATCGTTATCGCAGTCCATAGGAACGACATCAGAAAGCTGGAAATTTGCATCGCAACGGGTATCGTTATCATACTTGGCGCATACATGATCGCTGGCGACAGCTTTTTTCAAATCAGCCTCCGAGGTAATGACCTTCTGGTGCGGATACAGCGTATTCTTTGCATTGCCGGTGCAGTCGGCTGTGTACAGGGTAAATTTCATGTTGTCTCCTCCAATTCTTCAGTAAAATAGCGGATTTTCATATGCTTTCGCTTGGCACGATCGATCTCCGCCTTCATGCCCTTGGAAATATTGCTGCCGAATACCCATAGCTCCGCGCACTTACTCATCAGCACCCAGTTCATAAATATCGCGGTGTTGCGCTCCTCCGGGATATCGTCATCCATAAACTGCGTAAAGAAGATATGCGGGGTGATCGGCAGACAATGACGGTCAACAGCAAAGCGGCTGTATCGGCGGGCGTTCAATATATTTCTCTCCGTATCTCCGGAGTAAGGCGAGCATATATACACGATAGGACGAAAGGCCGCTGCCTTCGCCGCTGCCTTCTCCTTCTTCTCGATACGGGTAAATGCCTCAAATTCTGTAGGGCTGTAGTAGCCCTCGCTATTATACTTATTTGCCATGATCGTCCCTCTTACACTTGCAGTCGCTGCAGCGCTTTCCGTTATTATGAGCATTGCAGAGATTACCGCAATGCGGGCACTTCACGTAAACCTTCTCCGGCTTTATCAGCTTTCCGCTTACCAGCGCATAAAACCATTCAATACTGTATTTCATAATATCAATCCTTTCTATAAAATTCGCATTCATATCCATCAGCCCGCAGGAGCAGCCCTTCTGCCCATGCAGGCGTTCTTGCCATCTGTTCACATATTTCCGGAAGCGACATCCTGCGATCTGCCTCTATAATCATTTCGTCGTGTATGTGACCGACGATAAAACAGTGAGACAGCGTCTGCATAGAGTACATCAGCAGATCACGCGCTATGCCTTGAACGATATTCTCGACGAACTTCGGACCGTAGCTCTCGATGCGCTCCCACTTCTTAGATGCGCCCACGCCCATATATGTGACGGACTCGCCGCCGAACTGGTTCTCGCCGATTTCCGGCTGCGCGTAGCAGAGATTTCTCCCGGACGGCAGCGTGATAAAAAGCATCCTGCTCTGATAGCTGAACTGCAATCCGTGTGTTTCTGTGGTGGTTTTCTGCTTTATCGCTTTCTTGACTGCATCATCGACAGCCCACCACAGCGCCGTAATATGCGGGGAAGCAGCCCGCCAGTCGTCCACGATCTGCTTCAGTTCTGCATCGGTAAGGTTCAGGGAATCACCGCCCATCGCCTTCATCGCGCCGACACTGCCGCCGTAGCCGCAGGCAAGCTCCGCGACCTTGCCCTTCTGACGCAGATGACCGTTTTCGCCATGCTTCACAACCGGTACGCCGAACATCTTTGACGCTGACGCGCAGTATATATCCGCGCCGTTTGCAAAAGCGTCCATGCGCCACTGCTCTCCGGCGATCCATGCAATGACACGGGCTTCGATCGCCGAGAAGTCCGCGACAATAAACTTATATCCCGGTCTGGGAACAAAAGCGGTGCGGATAAGCTGCGACAGCGTATCAGGCACATCCTCATAGAACATCTCGACCTCATCGTAATAACCGTACTTGACTGTATTTCTCGCTTCGGTCAGATCAGGGATATGGTTCTGCGGCAGGTTCTGTAACTGAATAATGCGTCCTGCCCAGCGTCCCGTGCGGGAAGCGCCGTAAAAGCTGAACATTCCTCTTGCGCGGTTATCGGAACAGGCAGCCGTCTGCATCGCCTGATACTTCTTGACGCTGGACTTTGAAAGCATAAGCCGCAGCTCCAGCACTGACTTCACCGGATCTTTCGCTGTCTTGAGCAGTTCCTTCACGGCAGCCTTGTCCAGGCAGTCTGACTTATATCCCTGTTCTCCGAGCCACTCCAGAAGCTGATACACGGAATTCGGATTCTCGATACCGGTAAGTTTGCGCATTTCTGCTGACAGCGTTGCCTTCGCCTGCGCATCAAGGGTGAGCGCCGCATCGACCAGTTCCATGTCTACACGGATGCCGCGATCGTTGATCTCCTGATCGAGATAAAACTGTTTCCAGATGAACTCCGGTACTGGGAAACGGGAAAGGCGCTGGTCAATGGCAAGCTCCGCCTCTACGTCCTGTTTGTTATATGCCTTGAAGGTTTCCCACTTCTCCGGTGCATCGGCTGGTGTATGAAACAGCGGGATACCGTTTTCTGTCTTATACGGAACACAAAAATACCTGATAAGTGCTTTGCCCTCCGGCATCTTCTGCTGCTTCAGCTTCAGAGCAGCACCGGCAGAGGCAAGTGTTGCCGGAAGTCCGAGAGTCCGGCAATGGATCATGGTACACTGCCAGCCGACCGGACTCAGATAATCGCCGACGGTATCGGCATCAATGCTGTAGCTGCGGAAGATCTGCGGATACTCCTCGCGCAGATACTTTGACAGACAGATACGCTCAAATTGCACATTGAATGCACGCTTGATGATTCTGGAGCCTTCATCGGTTGCAAACGACAAGGACGCAGAGCGCTATGAGGCTATGCATTCCTATGATGACGACGAGGATTAAGACATGGCAAAGCTGATATTCAGATACGGCGCAATGGGGAGCTCGAAAACTGCAAATGCGCTTATGGTAAGGTATAACTATTTCGAGAAAGGCAAGAAGGTAAAGCTCCTGAAGCCCGCAACAGAAAACCGTGACGGCGAAAAGATCATAAAATCCCGTATCGGCCTTGCTGAGCCATGCGAATTCGCTGAGGAGTTCCTTCAGAGCTATAACGGCGAGCGCTACCACTAAGATGTGCGGAACTGTAATCAAGCTGTGCGGTCGCCATCTCTGCCGAGAACATCCCGTCGCCGAAGAGGTCATATAAAGCAGAGAGTGTATATTTCTGCGCTGTCCGGAGCTTCATTTCAGCGGGATCCATTTCAGTCATGATAGAATATTCTTTGCTGCTGACCTTTTTGAGAAGACCCAGCGATGTAGCAAACAGCATATCTACATTCCATTTTGTTTCCTCACCGGCAGCCTCATAATCCCGCTTTGTCACTTTGCCTTTCTTCAAGCAGCTGCGGATAATTCTGCCGATCCTGCGGTCTTTCGGAGAAGACTGCGAGTTTTCAAGCTCTCCGATCAGATCCATTATCTCATCCGAGTAGCTGATGTTCAGCTCTGCGGGTTCCGGCTCAGCAACGAAACTATAAACATGGAATCCGCGTAATCCGTCAGCACCGGTTCTTGTATTCCTGATCAATCCCTTTTCACGGAAAGGGCGAAGCGCATTGTGGATCGCATCATTTTCAAGTCCGGTCTCCCTTGCGATCTCATCTGTTTTGAATGTCGTTTTACCCTCCTGCAGGTATCTGATAAAGAGCTGAGCGACCAGTCCTGTCCTTGTACCATTGTTTTCAGCGATTTCACTCAGTGCAGAAGTAAGACGCTGCATGCCACCATTATCCTGCTGTGCTTCTGTTTCAGGTGCAGCCGCTTCTGCTGTTCTATCATCAGCGGTACTCGGAACGAACGAAAACTCAAAATACTGTTTTCGCGTCTCGTCTACAGCGTGGCGGATCATTCCGTGAACAAGATAATAGTGGATCGAATTCCGTGCGCTGACAGTTGAAATATTCAGATTATGTGCAACTTCGTATGTAGTGAAGCGATACTGCCCGGAGTTTATCAAGTGCAGAAGTTCCTGCGCCACGATCTTGGCAGCCCCCAGACCTTCTCTGCTCTTGACCTTTAAGGCAGATATCACATATTCTTTGGCATCAGAGCTGTCAGAACCTGGTTCAGCCGGAGCGTCCTGTACAAATGAATCCTGCGTTTCATCGTCAGACGGTGCAGGCTGTTTGAAAGCGTATATATTTCCGACTTTGGATTTCCGCACAGCAATGATGCGTTCTGAGGCCTCATAGGGCAGGAGCAGTTTGCTGATATATTTTCTGTTCATCCCTGTGATCGCCTCCAGATCATGGAGCGTGAACTGTTCATAACCCTGCCGCTGTAGTTCGTCCAGCGCTGCCTCTACCTTCTCTTTGTTGTTATTGTGTTTATTCAGGATAACTGGATTCCCTTTGTTTTTTCTAGCTTTATCTTCAGCAGTAATCTCCTGAGTACCGGCCAGCGGCACCGTCGCCAATTTATGCTCAGCTTCGATTACAGTATCTGCCTGCTGCTGTTTTCTGGCTTTCACCTCATTTACAGCGGATGACAGTGCGACAAGATAATACTCCAGAAAATAGGTCAGATCTGCACCGTTTTCGACCCGCAGGATATTGGCAATAGCACGGAAATACTCATAGCTTGTACGTGCCAGAACGGATGATATACTGATGTTCCCGAAGAAGGTGTACCCGGCGCGGATAAGTATCACGTTTGACAGCAGCCGTGCAAGGCGTTCGTTGCCCTCCGGAAAGGGTCGGTACGCAAGCACCCACGCCTGCGCTGCAGCGGCTTTAATGAGCGGGTGTGTGCCCGTGTCGGCAAGAAAACCTGCGAACCGTTCTGTCTGCTCCGGGATCATGCCTGCCGGTGGGAGCATTACTGTTTCTCCCTGCAGCGACGGTATTTCCACAGTATCTGTGAGCCTGTAATCTCCGCTGCCGTTATCCAGCCCCTCTGTCAGGAAATAGGCGAGGTTGTGCAGGTAATTACTGTCTATTGCATGATACATATTTTCCGCTGCAAATCCTGCTGCCTGTCTGCTGTTGAGCAGGATAAGCTCTTCGACCGATTCCGGCTCTCCCCCACTTTGCAGGAATTCCATCGCATCCTGTACGGAGATCTGAGCGCCCTCCATGAAGCCGGTATAATATATCTCCTCGATCGTTGATACCGTGCTCATATGCGGTTCCGCTGTATTTTCCTGTTCCAGAAGCTCGTCCACGATCACCTCGCTGGCTGAGATCATCTTGTTGGTCAGGATATACCAGTATGCATCACCGTTTACGTTTTTCAGCGGAAGCTCTATCCCCCGGTCACGTCTGCTCTGCAGGATCTCTGCCCATATCGCATCAGCGTTCTCGCCAAGCGGGATGTTGGGGATGATCTCACTCTTGGAGCAGTATTTTCGATCCAGATATCTGAAAAGGCGCTCTTTATCCATGACTGACCTCCGTTATGCGAGTTTTACCCGGTTCAGGTCAAAGCAGACCGCTTTGTGATCGGCAAGAAATGTGCCGGGGCATATCCTGCTTTCCATTCGTTTCACATTTTCAGAAAGCGGTCTGCTTTTCGCAGGATCTCTTGACATTACTCTCCCTCCTCTCCGACATCGGTAACGGATGCATCAATGATATCATCACCCATGCGTTCAGGTTCGGACGGAAGCTCCGGCGGATCCTCCTGTATCTTTCGTAGCATTTCGTCCACTACGTCGGCATCATATCTGTGATTGGTATCGAGCGGTCTTGCCGGTGCCATCCACTCCTCCCATGTCCCGTTGCCGTCTATGCTGCGGAATGTAGATGTGTGTTTGAAAGCCGGAATACCGAATATCTTCTTGTTCAGCTCCAATGCCTTCTGTACTTGCTCTGCCATCTCCACAAGCTCTTCCGGTTCATCGGCATCATCCGGTGGAATGAAGTAGCTTCTCGCTTCCTCAGCAAGCCGTTCTTCACGCTCCTGCTCCTGCCGTGCCTGTATGATCTCCTCCCGCTTATTCACTGCTCTGCCGATATAGTTGTCAAGGTCGAATATAAGGACCTGCTGAACGGTATCATCCGGTGCTGTCAGAATGATCGGCTGACAGGGTATTCGGTAGGTGTATTCCGTATCCCAACCCATACTTTCATAAAGGATCCTGCAAAGATAGCTTGCACCTAGGCTTTTACCGCCCCATACTATTGCATTGGGATTTCGCTTGTCACAGGGACGCACCACAAGCATACGCTCGACCGGGTTAAAAAGGATCTCTGCATACTCCGCGCGCATTTTTGCAGCGCAGTTGGAGTTGAACAAGATGTCTCTCTGACCGATACGAACGACCGGCTCATAGATATGGCTGAACATTTCACCGCTGACGACCTGAAAGGTCTTTACTGTCTCGGCCTGCTCCTCCAGTTCCTGTTTACTGCGGTCTATGCCGTCCATCTCGTCCTTTACCCGCTGTTCCGCTTCGGTCAGCTCACGGGCAATGCGAGAGATGCCGTGGTCATCCATCAGACCCTCAAGCCTGTGACCGCCGTCCGGCAGAAATTCATTGTCAAGATCATCGTCAAGCTCTTCGTCAAGCAATCCCATAGCGATCTGTGCTGCTCTATAATAGTCCTCCGCATCGAACCCTGCCCACGAGCGGTTCATGGAGATAAATCCGGTCAGCACACCGCTGTCGATAATATGCATCGGCAGATAGGAGCCTTCATGACCATATCTGCGGCTGTTCAGTATTCGCTGTGCGGCGTTCCATACCCTGCGCGGCACGATGGCTTCGTGGTGATTTGCCTGAAAATACTTATTCTTCTTGCCTCGGTTCTTCTTGGATTTGTGATCTTTGAAGTTCGGAGTGTATGTCTTTCTTGACAGCACATCACCGCAGTACCGTTCATTTCGCATCAGTGTGACAACTCCGCTGCCTGTCCAGTTCGTATTCAGTGAACCGTCCTTGCGACGTCCGCCTGTCGGGATCTGCAGCTCAGTCAGAACACCTGCGATCTCCTCCGCTGTACTTCCGTTCACGAGCATCGCATACATCCACTCCACGACCTTGGCCTGCTGCGGATTGACAACCAGCATTTTTTTCTTGCCGCCGAATCCGTCCGGTACCTCTACCTTATCGTAACCGAACAGTGCCGGTGTGAGAAAGCGCCCACGGCTGAACCGCCATTCAAGAGACAGCAGCATCGCTTCACTTTTCATATGACTTTCTTCTTCGGCTACCATTGCAAGTACGATCAGAATAACGCCGCTTGTCTGCAAGCCTGTATCCAGCTTTTCCTGCTCGAAATATACATTAACAGGCGGGCTCAGACTCTTCAGTTCTTCTACATACTTGATACAGTCCATCAGGTTTCTGGCGAATCTGGAGACAGCCTTTGTAATGATCATATCGATCTTTCCGGCACGGCAGTCCTCAATAAGCTTTAAGAAGCCGGGTCTATGCGCCGTATTTGTTCCTGAGAATCCGTTGTCCACATACATCCCTGCAAAGATCCAGTCGGGATTGGACTTGATCTTTTTCTTGTATTCAGCCTGCTGAAGGTGAATTGATATCGCCTGGTCAATATCGTCTGTGGATACACGGCAGTATGATGCCACACGCAGCTTTCGGGATGCACCGCCTGTATCACTGACTGCCGCGACCTTTCTGATCTGGCTGCTGTCGAGTGAATCAAGCTGCATCGTGAGTGCCGCTTTCTCCCTCTTACGGTCAGATTCAAAGCTGCTGCCTGCAGGTGTATTGCTCGGATGCGCCGCACGGTCAGCAGCTGCCTTTTTTACATCCTTCAAATGCAGCACCCCCTGAGTATCGGCACTACTGAATGAATGACATATGAATCGAGCATATCCCTTTCAAAAATAACAGTGACAGGATTCGGCAGCGACAGCAGTTCTTCTATGATCTGTATCGTTTCTTCAGATGTCGGCGCAAACTGCTCAATGCTTTTTGTAATGATCATATCAAAATTTCCTGCTCTCGCATCTGCAAGCATAGTTTCAAAAGAACTGCGCTCCGCCTGCACATTATATGCGTGATCGATATATACAGTGTTCAGCTGCACATCATAATTCTCAGCCAACAGCCTGTCCTGATGTTTTATCAGCTCTGTTGAGTTCGTCTGATCCATCTGGTCGGGACTGAGATTGTGATAGAACGCAGTTCTGCACTGCCGTGCTGTGTGGGGAAAATGATATCCCCGCATAAATTCAAACAATGTCTGACCTCCTTATTCGTTTTCTTGCGTTACCGTAGCAGCAACTCTCAAACGACGTAATAGCTGGCTTTTCAGCCTATTGCAATATTACCATAATCATATGTCGAAGTCCACAAACTACGAATTGTATTTCGCAAATTTCAATGTAGAAAATATCGATGCAGAATTATGGTAGTTTATAAGGAATCGACAAATTGTTCATTTCAGACCTTGCTGACCTTTTTGACCCAGTCCGACTCCTTCTCAAAGACTAACTCATACGGTTCCAGCTCCAATGCAGCACAGAGTCGCAGCCCAAGGATCATGCTACTGGTCGAGACCTTGCGTGTTCCGTATTCAAACATCTGATACTGCTGCAGCTGTACACCGATCGCATCTGCGACATCAGTCTGTGTCAGCCCCAGTTCTTTCCTGCGCTTTTTCAGGATCACTGCTTCTCTTCCTATATTCTTAGCCATTGCAATTTACCTCCTGCTGAATGTGTTTGTATCAGACATTATACCAACAGCTGAATGCAAAGTCTATTCACAGGAACCGACAAAGAATGTATGTATATATCTATACAAATGTATCAGAGAGCATAAAAAGGCTCCCTGCATGAAAACAGAGAGCGGAGCGATTGACGATTATCATAATAACCGTACTGATTATACTCTGTAACTTTGTGATGATTATCTACTTGAAATTTTCTAATGAACACGGTAATATACCATCATCTGAATGTAAAGGAGGCGTCTCTATGAGGCCTAAAAAGAAAGCGGACGCGCATAAGATCATCAAGGCAATGAGGCTCTATTTAGGAATGACACAGGAAGAAGCTGCCAAAAGATGTGGTATCTCTCTTTGTGTCTACCAGAAATATGAAAACATTCCCGGTGAACTCTTGAAAGGAAGGTTTTCAGATGTATATAGGGTGTTAAGAATGTTAAATCTTGAGCCTGAAGATTTGCTCGCTGGGAATTATCAACTAAACGATCTTGGTCATAAAGTAACATCAAGGGGAACCGGACCTCTCAATACTATACTGCGAAAAGCACTTCAAAACTGCTGCCCTGTTGTGAGTAAGTAATTTCATCAAAGAACAATTGATACCAACGCTCTATCTCTTGCTTTTTCGCAGATATTATGTTATAATATTCTGTAAGAAGCAAGCAATAAGGCTAATAGTATATCTGAGAACGTCTTGCTCATGTAAGACGTTTTCTGCTATAAATATGAAAGAAGTGAATATATGGCAGATCAGAAGATCATCGACCGCGATACCTACCGTGCGATAAAGAAAATGAGCCGTGAGGAGCTTCAAGCTTTTCTGGTTCGTTATGCAGACGAACTGCAAAAAGATGCGCCCGCCGTCGATCTTCGAGAGGTTGAAAAGGATATAAAAGCAATCAAAGGTATCGGTGAGAAACGCGCCGAAGAGATAATGGCGATATTCGAGAAGCATCTGGGAGTGTAAATGCGGAATTTGGAGCTATTTCAGCCATATCTCCCCGTAGCCACAAGAGCATTGATTATATTCCCCGCTACTCATAATCACAGTATTTCGCCGCAAAACATCAAATCGAGAAAGTCGAGGCACGTTGAGTGCGTAGTTTTGATGTCAAGGAGGAACAAATAAATGGAAAACACTAATAAATTGCACTATCTCAGGGATCCTGATTACATTAAATACAATGAATCATTTGAATCAACTGCGGTTTTTATAGTAAGGGATGTATGCACCTCCGTTGATACTTCTGGATACTGGATAGATATTATAACCGCTCCGAATACTCCAAAACAGGATAAATTCGGTAATATACTATGGGATTTTCAATTCATTATATTTGATCTTTTTCCGCGAACTATGAAGCCGGATTACACACATTCAAGGTCAGATGAGGAAGACAAGTATATAACATGGTATACTGCCAGAAACGACATTGACAAACAAAAAAATAAAGGAGTTGTAGGTATTCGTTATTGTATAGAACCAATCCTATATGATAAAAACAAAGGAAAAACAAGAAAAAAGACAGTATTTTGGAACAAGACATTTAACCGTGCTGTACCTGAAAAATGGAAAAATTCAAGCTGCGAGTACCGTACTATAGACGTTCCGCTAACTCCAAATTGGAAATACTCGATCAAGTCAGTGAAAAAACAAAGTATAGCTGATGAAAAGCAGTTCCTTGTAAAGAAATACCACCTTGTCCATGAGAATAACGCATGGTATTCTGACCGTGAAAACTCCCATAAACATCTGATTTTCAAGGACTCTTTTTTCGAGCGTTCAGATGTTATCGGACTTTTGTTCCGTATAAACAAGCTCTGCATGGCGAAGGTCAAATATTTCCGTGCCAATATCAATAAGTTTGAGCCGCTGAAATACAACTACAAAAATGGTTTTATTAGAGCTCAGTTGTGGGATTCCGATTTTCTGCGTCATCGTGCATCAGGATTTATTCTTGATTACCGATATTTACAGACAATAACTGTATATGAAGATTTTGTTTCACTATGCAATGAATTGGAAGCTTTTGAAGCACAATAATGCTAAAACACTGATGATACCTGCGCGTTAAGAAAGATGGAAGAATAAACCAAAGCCCCCACCACTTCAATCACCGGTGATCCCAGCTAAAAAAACTGAGAAGATACTGAAACAACCGTAACCGCTTATTAATGAACTTCCGCAGTAGTTTGATACTTGCTTTATCGCTTAATATGTGATATAAACGGCGTGCCGCCGCTCCCTGTTTCGCGGCAAAGTGCTTGTACAGGGCAGCTTTTTATCCGCGTATCTTGCTATTTCTTCACAAATGTGATATAATAATAAAAATCACCTGTGCAGATATTGGCACCAAAGAAAAGAGGTTATTACTATGTCAAAAACTCATGTTGAAATGATAAAATGCCCTAAGTGCAAAAAGCTCTCGGAGATGACTGTCTGGGATATTATAGACGTTACAGACGCTCCCGAAATGAAACAGAAGATCAGGAACGGCGAGGCTTTCAGATGGCACTGCTCAGAATGTGACGACAACTCTCTCATCTTCTTCCCCACTATCTATCACCAGCCCGGTGAGAAGTACATCGTCAGCTACGTTCCCGGAGACCCTGACACTGCCGAGAAGTGCATGAAGGACCTCAGCAATGACAACGAGAGCGGCTACAACTTCGATAACGGCTACACAAGGCGAGTTGTGACCGATATGAACCAGCTTCGCGAAAAGCTCGTTATCCTCGACGAGGGACTTGATGACCGTATCATCGAGCTCATGAAGCTGTTCATCGTTGCCGATATACAGACCTCATCACAGGACCTCAGGATAACCGAGATATACTTCACAAAGGAAAAGGACGATACATACAGCTTCGCCATCAGGTTCGACAATGACAAGTGGGGCGGAACTGCCTTCTCCAAGGAAAACTACGATCAGGTTGCAAAGACCTTCAAGACTTCCCTTCTTGCCGATAACGAGGTGATAATCGACACAGAGTGGGCTGTGGAGATGCTCAACAAGAATATGTAAAAACATAGCGGACAGCATGACTGTCCGCTTTTCTTATTTCAGATATTCGCCCCACTTTTTCTGTGCGGCTTCCATTAGTTCTTCTATCTCCTCACGATTATCGTTCAGCACCTTTTTTGCGTGTTCGTCATTGTCGTGGACCTTATATCCGCTCGGATCAAATTCAATTGAGTCCGTCACAGGAATCTCCATGTATTCCGAGTCGGTTTTTATGGCGACAGCATACTTGGTATCTCCTGTTACCCTCGGAATAACTGTGAGTACAGAGACGTTTCCCTCCTTGCCTGCAATTTCCTTCCAGATATACAGCTTCCCGTCAAAGAACGACAGATAATGTGGCTCTACCACATTATAATAATATCCTCCTTCACATACCTGATAACAGTCTCCATTATATTCGCCCATATCAGCTGAGAATTCCTTATACGGAAAGAACTTCAGCTTCAGCCATGCAACATTTAAAGCTGCAAAAACCGCAAATATGAGTATCAGCGCTCTCCTGTAGAACTTCCCTCTTTTTACCTTTTTCCCCACCTTTTTAAAGGTCTCGGCTTCGTCGGGAACTGCCTTTTTCTCGGGCTCGGGCAAGGTCATGTTCTCGCAGAGCTGTCGGCAGTCCTCGCAGCTGCGGAGATGCTCCTCCACAAGCTCCCTTGTAGCCTCGCTGCATATCTCCTCCTTGTAAAGGGGCAGCAGGTCGATGATAACATTGCAGTCTATATCCTTTCTGTTCATAAAAGTCCCTCCTTTTTCAGAAGCTGCAAAAGCTTCTGTTTAGCGCGGTAATAGGTCACGCCTGCCCAGTTCTCGCTCTTGCCGAAAACCTTTGCTATGTCGGCGAATTTCAGCTCTGCGAAAACTCTCAGGGTAAAGACCTCTCTGTACGGCTCCTCAAGGTCGTGGAGAAGATGATGTATCCGCAGGGCAGTCTCCCTGTCGGCAAAGCAGTCCTCAAGGCTTCCCTGTGCAGCTGTCTCGCCTATGCTCTCCGCAGAGCTGTTCCTGCTCTCAGCCTTTTTCAGGTGGTCGTACCAGAGATTTTTCGCGATAGTACACAGCCATGTCCTCACGGAGCAGCTTCCCCGAAAGCTGTCGGCGCTTGTCATAGCCTTCAGCATGGTATCCTGAAGAATGTCCTTTGCAAGCTGCTCATTGCCGCACAGCCTCAGGATAAAGGTATAGAGGTCGGAGCTGTATTTCTCGTATATCTCATGGAATTCCTGCTTCATCTTCTCACCTCCTCACTTAGTTAGACGAGTGACTTCTGGTTTTATTACAGAATTTTTAAAAAAAGCGGACAAATTGTCCGCCTTAATATTATTTGCAGGGACGACCAATGGTCGTCCCTGCACTTTCAATTCACTGAATTTCAGCCGTTGATAAGCGCCTGAAACTCCTCCTCGGTTATTATCGGAATGCCAAGCTCCTTGGCAGTCTTGTTCTTGGTGGAGTTAGAGGTGTTGTCGTTGTTGATAAGGTAGTCCGTCTTGGATGACACCGAGTTTGCAGCCTTGCCGCCGTTCTGCTCTATATATGCCTGGAGCTCCTTGCGGTTCTTCCAGATGTGTACCGAGCCTGTGATGACAAAGGTCTTGCCTGCAATGGCGGACTCGCTGTTCACTGCCTCAGCCTCTTCAATTTCAAGCTCTGCCAGCAGGTCACGGAACTCCCTGAGATTTTTCTCGTCCGCAAAGAACTTCACATAGTCATTGGCGAGAACCTCTCCGATACCGTCAATGGAGGTAAGCTCCGCAGCGGAAAGCTTTTCAAGCTCCCCGGCAGTAGTATACTTGGCGCAGATAAGACGGGAAGCCTGCCTGCCGATATTGGGTATTCCCATAGCGTAGAGCACTCGGCTCAGCTCTGTCTTTCGTGAAGCCTCAATGGCGTCCGCAAGCTTCTGATAGGACTTCTCGCCGAAGCCATCAAGCACAACTATCTTGAACTTGTAGTCGTCAAGGTGATAGAAGTCGCGGAACTCGCGGACAAAGCCCTCAGAGACCAGTGTCTCTATGGTAGCCGTTGACATTCCCACGATATTCATGGCGTCGCGCTGGACAAAGTGCTCAAACTTGCCGATATGCTTGGCAGCGCAGTCCTTGTTGGGACATACAAGAGTTTCCACATCCTCATCGGAAGTGCGTATCTCTGTTGCGCCGCCGCAGACGGGACATACCGCAGGTATCTCCAGACTTGCTGAGGCGGTCTTGTTTTCAAGCACCTGCGGGATTATCATGTTCGCCTTGAAAATGGTGAGTGTGTCCCCTATTCCGAGACGGAGCTGCTTCACTATGCTGAGGTTGTGAACAGAAGCCCTCGTGACCGTAGTTCCCTCCAGCTCCACAGGATCGAATATAGCCACAGGGTTCAGGAGACCCGTTCTGCTTGCGGACCACTCCACCTCGCGGAGGGTAGTGTCCGCGGTCTCGTCACGCCATTTGAAGGCTATGCCGTTTCTGGGAGCGTGTGAGGTCTCGCCCAGACTGAGACCGTATGCCACATCGTCGTACATGAGCACCAGACCGTCCGAGGGGAACTCGTTCTCCGCCACAGCTTTTTCAAAATCCGCAACAGCACTCTCCACGGTGTCGGACTTCACCTTAACGCCGTAAACGCGCTGAAAGCCCTGCTCCTCCAGCCAGTCCAGACGGCGCGAGAAGGAGTTATCCTCATAGCCATCGGCAGACACCAGATTGAATGCGAAGAAGTTGATATTTCGCTCCGCAGTCACACGGGAGTCAAGATTGCGGACAGTTCCCACGCAGAGATTACGGGGATTTTTATACTTTGCCCCCTCCTCTATCTCCTCGTTTACTCTCTCAAAGTCCTTGTACTTCATGAGGGACTCGCCGCGGACCACAAGATGTCCCTTGAAAGGAATACGGGCAGGGATACCGATAATGTGCCTTGCGTTGGCGGTGATGTCCTCGCCTATCTCACCGTTTCCGCGAGTAACAGCCTGTGTGAGAGTACCGTCGTCATAGGTCAGCACCAGTGTAAGACCGTCCAGCTTCCAGCTGAGGAAGCCCTCATGCTCGCCCAGCCAGCTTTTCAGCTCCTCAACACTCTTGGTCTTGTCCAGAGACAGCATTTTTGTGGTATGTCTTATTTTCTGAAGTCCCGATGATACCTCGTAGCCCACCTGCTGGGTACGGCTGTTGCTGAGTATAACGCCTGTCTTTTTCTCCAGCGCCTCCAGCTCGTCGTAAAGCTGGTCGTACTGCTTGTCGGACATTATCTCAACACCCGTATTATAGTAAGCGTCAGCCGCCTTTGCCAGCAGTTCATTCAGCTCTTTCATTCTGTTTATATCATTATTAGCCATAGCAAGCTCTCCTTAAAAAAGTATAATCATATTATACCATGATTTTGATAAAAAAGCCATAGGAAAAGATAAAAAGAGTTATGACTGAGGATATTGACGAAATTGAGGGGAACTGGTATAATAGTTTTAATAAGATAAATCGGAATTTATATTTGTAGGGGACGCCGCCCTCGGCGTCCCGTTGGGCGTGTAATGCATTTCGTGGGACGTCGAGGACGCCGTCCCCTACATTATGCTAATGGCTATGGGCTAACGGCTTAAATCATAATTTAGCTCCGCTAAATTATGATTTGTCTCAGCAGCTCACAACTCTCAACTTTCGGGACAGCGTTTCCTACAGACAGAAAGGCAATTTATGTCAAACATTATCGAGATAAACAAAAGCAATACGGATATACTGCAAATATTCGTACTTATGTCGGAGCCGCAGCTCCTGCACTATTTTGAGCCTGCGGAGGGACTATTCATTGCAGAGAGCCCAAAGGTCATCGAAAGGGCGCTCAACGGCGGCTATGAGCCCTATGCACTCCTCATGGAGCACAAGGACATTGAGGGACAGATGAAGGAGCTTCTCTGCCGCTGCGGAGACGCTCCCGTGTATACCGCGGAGTTTGATGAGATAACCGCCATAACGGGCTTCAAGCTTATCCGCGGCGCACTGTGCGCCTTCCGACGGAAAGCCCTCCCAAAAGCGGAGGAGCTTTGCAAAAACGCACGGCGGATAGCTGTACTGGAGAACGTGGTCAATCCCACCAATATCGGAGCCATTTTCCGCTCCGCAGCTGCTCTGGGCATGGACGCCGTACTTCTGACGCCATCCTGCTGTGACCCTCTTTACAGACGGTCATCAAGGGTCAGCATGGGAACGGTGTTCCAGATACCGTGGACCTATCTTTCAAGCGATACGGACTATCCGCAGCAGCTCCGCGAAATGGGCTTCAAAACTGCTGCAATGGCGCTCAATGACAACTCTGTGAGCATAGAAGCTCCCGAACTGAAAAGCATTGAAAGGCTTGCCGTAGTCCTCGGCACCGAGGGCGAGGGGCTTGCCGATAAAACTATCGCAGACTGCGACTACACAGTGAAGATACCCATGTCACACGGGGTGGACTCACTCAACGTCGCCGCCGCAAGCGCAGTTGCCTTCTGGCAGCTGGGACTGCACTGATTATCCGTGGGGTACGGATATATAATGATATGGAGGATTTTATATGAAACTTTATTTCAAGCAGAAGGTTTTTTCGTTCAGACAGCGTTCCGAGATATATGACGAATTCGGAAACGTATTATTCAACGCAGTGGGTGAGATATCCCTTGCAAGAAAAATGCACATCTATGACCGCACAGGCAACGAGGTGGCTTATGTGGAGCGAAAGCTGTTCAGGCTTCTCCCGCGCTTTTCCATCTATGTAATGGGACAGTATGTCACGGATATCGTCAAGGAGTTCACATTCTTCAAGCCATCATACGTCTTTGAGCGCATAGGCTGGAGAGTTGACGGCGAGATATTCTCCCACGATTACAGAGTTTTCTCGGGCAATATGTATGTCGCTTCCGTACACAAGCACTGGATGACATGGGGCGACAGCTTCGAGATAGATATTGCCGACGGACAGGATGTGATCATGGTGCTTGCAGCCGTCATCGCCATAGACTGCGTTATGGATGCAAACAGCTCTAACAATTCATGATGAAAGGAGCTTACCATGCATAAGTACAAATGGGGCGTCATCGGCACAGGAAAGATAGCCCACACATTTGCAACAGCTCTCGCACACTGCGAAAATGCCGAGCTCTGTGCAGTGGCATCAAGAACTGACGATAAGGCAAAAAAAATCGCCGAGGAATTCGGCTTCAGAAGCTTCTACGGCAGCTATAAGGACTTTGCCGAGAACAGCGATGCGGAGATAGTCTATATCGCTACACCTATGGCATCACACTTTGAGGACGCATGGCTCTGCCTTGAAAACGGCAGGAACGTGCTGTGCGAGAAGTCTCTTACCCTCAACACCGCCCAGACCGAGAAGCTCCTCGCCTTTGCCCGCGAGAAGAAGCTTTTCTTCATGGAGGCTATGTGGATGAAGTGCAGACCTGTCTACCGTAAAATGAAGGAGTGGATAGCTTCGGGCTCCATCGGCGATATAGAGTACATCAAGGCGGATTTCAGCAACTTCATCCCCTTTGATGAGAATGACCGCCTTTTCCGCGCAGACTGCGGCGGCGGCTGTCTCCTCGACCTTGGCATATATCCTATTACTCTCACCCATGATCTGCTGGGAGTTCCCGACGAGATCATCAGCTCCGCTCACATGATGAACGGCATAGATATGAGCAATTCCATACTTTTCCGTTACAAGAGCGGTGCTTTCTCGTCAATGGACAATGGCTTTGAGATACAGCTCCGCAATAACGCCATAGTTTCGGGAACAAAGGGCTTTATCACTCTGGGCAACTGGTTCCACTGCACAGAGGAGGGCGCTCTCTTTGACCGTGAGGGCAGAGAGGTGGAGAAGTTCGAGTTCAAGGACGCCATAAACGGCTACGAGTACGAGATAGACGAGGTACACCGCTGCCTTGACGAGGGATTTACAGAGAGTCCGCTTGTGCCACACAGCGATACCGTGGCAGTCATGAAGCTCATGGATCAGTGCCGCAGCCAGTGGGGAATGAAATTCCCTAACGAATAAGCTTTGAGCTCTGTCCAAAAGCATAGGTTACTAAGATAAATCGGAATTTCGAGCTGAGCCAGCTCGACCGCTTGCCACGTTGTCGCTCGTAAACTCGCT